TGTCACTGCCAGTGCGTCAGCCACCGTCGTTGTTGCGTTGAGCGCAGAGACAGCCGCCTCATAGGCAGCACTCAGGTCCGCGATCTTGGTCTTGAGTGAGTTCGACAGAGTTGCCGTGAGGAGCAGCACCATAAACTCATCGATGTCTCGGAGGGCGTAGACCCTGCTTGACAGTTCATCCTTGAACTCCTTCTTGCGGGCCTTCTGGACATACGCCAGGGTAGGCTGGATGACGGGGTAGGTGTAGACCACCTCCGCAGGAAGGATCTCTATCGTTGGTTCGCCGTAGGACTCATACAGTCCACGTTCTGGATAGACTTCTCGGATGGGATACCAGTTCAGCATCGCCATCTCATCAAGGGACAGTGCCGAGAAGTTGGAGGTGTTTTCCAGATTCTCTGGGATACTGTTGCGGACCTTTCGGATTTCTCCGTTGACTACTTTTGCGATCTTCATGTGTTACATCCTCAACAGTTTGTTGCCCAGAACATACCACTGCCACCACCACCAACTAGCGTACCGTCAAGCATTACCTGCAGTATGTACGATCCGGTTTCGTTAGTTACTGCATCAGTATAGGCGTCGGATGCTGTAGCAGTATCAGTCCATCTATAGCTAGCAGCCCATGCCCTACCATACCCTGAGTATGTCCAAAAGTCATAAAACCCAGAAGCAGTACCAAAATCACTAACAATATTGCCTGCGGTAGAAAAGGCTGATCCCCTCCTATATACGAACCTTCCCGCATCTAGCGCATCATATGCAACGTCGCCCGCAGCAGTCAGCACAGAGGATTCATAATCAACAACAGAAACCGAAGAAAGTTTGGTTAGCGCGAAAACTTTAATATAGATGGATCCTGATGCGCTTATTGTTGCTGTTATATCCTGTGCATCTCCTGTTGCCTCTAACGTACAAAGTTTGGTTCCCTCATAATAATTGGTAGTACCAATCTTATAAGGGCGGTTTTGCTGGGCAGCAACCTCAGTAGCGTCAGTTGGTGTGTTTATAGTACGAGAAGCAGAGGCGGCGTAATACCCAATTTCCAAAAGCAGAGGAGTGCCTGCTGGGGCTTGTACGGTAACAGTATTTGATGTCCCTGTGGCTAAGGCATATTCACCATTAGACAGGGCGAAAACGCCTTCCAAGGAATTTCTATCAGCGGAGAGGCTTAAACTCCATGCAGTACCATAGCCACCTGGACGTGTAGAGCAATTGAAATCCGAGACGTATCCATCCGCAGTAGGTCTACCCCAGAAACACACAATATTGCACCCATCTCCATTTGTGGTGCCACCATCGTAAAGCTCAGTTATAGAACCAACACCAGTTCCACTAGCACCCGACCACTGCCCACTTGAGGAATCTGAAGCATTGTTTCCGAGGAACACTAAGGCATCGTCTGAGTTATTTCTAATTTTAACATCGGGCCACGGAAATGATACTAGATAACCGGCAAGTATCCCGCCTCGCGCTGCATTAAATGGATATACGGGGTCTACCCCACGAAATACAACAATAGCCGCAGCACACCCAGTAGCGGTAGGAGTAGAGACACTGACGTTTGACTCTGAACTGGAGGTTGCATACTTATAAACCAGCATCCCCAGGGAGCACGACATATAACACGTTCTAGTTATGTGATCTGGAACAGGCAACCAGCCAGTAGGTATGGTCGGCCACTCAGTTGCTGCGTCGTCCGGGCGAATCTGCAAAAGCGCAATATCTCCCGCTTGGTGCCCAGAGGGCCAGGAGACGGTGCAGGAAGTAGTACCTGTAGCTATCGAGCCAGTTCCAACATAAGAGACTGCCATTACGCACCTACCTTTGTTGCACTCGCGCAGATCACAGAACCACCCACAACGAAGATGTTGACGATGGTCTGGCCATTCGCAGCAGTATTGATTGCAGGAGCAGTGCTAGAACCCAGCCACTGCGTACTGGAGATACCACTCCAGGTCACCGACCGACCACCCGTAGCATCCTGAATCAGGCGAAGCTGGTAGTGACCAGTGGGAGCCGAAGTCGCCGTGATGGTCAGCGTGGCGTTGCCGGTCAACGTGGACTTCTGCTTCATCCCGTTGGTCAACGTGATGGTGTCGGCAGTACCCGAGTTGCCGTTGTCGTACTCTTGATAGAACCCGACCGTCTGACACTCGATGATGTCGTTGTTGTTCATGTCGAGGTCAGCCGACATGCTCGCCGTGATATAGGCGGCGGTGTCCAACGACCAAGTGTTCGCAGCCGTCTTCTTGAGTAGACCGCTGGTGCCACTTAGCGCGGCGATAGCATCAAGGTCGCCGTCCTGAGCTTGGAAGGTGGAAGTATCCAGCGCCCAAGTATCAGCCGCCGTTTTCTTGAGGTACCCACTGGTGCCCGCCAGCCCGGCGATCGAGGTTAGATCAGCATCAGCTGCTTGGAACGAACTCGGTCCGTATGCGCTGTTAGCCAACTCGCCACCAGCGGTCAACGTCGGGAAGTTGCCGTTGGTTGGCGACCCGACGACGCTGATGTAGGCGCTGTCGTGATTATGACCAGAGGTAGCGAACGAACTGGGTGAGTAAGCGCTGTTCGCCAACTCACCGCCAGCGGTCAACGTGGGAATATTGCCCGCCGTCGGCGTGCTGACCACGCTGATGTAGGCGCTGTCGTGGTTGTGCGTCGTGGATGCAAAGCTGCCGCGGCTGCCATCCGCCAGGGCGTACTGAGTGTGATCATCATCAGCAAGGCCGGTGAGCAGGCCGTGATCGGTAACGCCGGCCGGGTTCTGCGCCCACTTCACGCCCGTCGTCTGGGCCGAGTCGGCCATCAGCACGTAGTCGTTGGTGCCGACGCCGAGCGACACGAAGTTGGTGCCGTCGCCAACAATGACGTTGCCCTTGGTAACGGACAACGCAGCAATGTCAGTCAACTGGGCGTCTGCGGGTTGGTACACACCCGAGTGGTTGTGATCGGATGCCGAGAACGACGCTGGCCCATAAGAGCTGCTGTTCAGCTCACCGCCAGCCGTGATGGTTGGGAAACTGCCCGCTGACGGCGAGCCGATGACGCTGATGTACGCGCTGTCGTGATTGTGCGACGTCGCCGAGTAGCCGCTCAGCAGGCTGGTGATCTCGGACTCGGTGTAGTACCGGTCGTCGTGCGTGTGCCCGGTAGCAGAGTAGGCAGAGTCGTGGTTGTGCCCGAGCGCAGCGTAAGCCGCGTCGTGGTTGTGCCCCGCAGCAGAGAACGAGCTTGGGCCGTAGACGCTGTTGCCAAGCTCTCCGCCGGCGGTCAACGTGGGGAAGTTGCCCTCCGTCGGCGTGCTGACCAGGCTGATGTATGCCGTGTCGTGGTTGTGGCCGAGCGCAGCGTACGAGGCGTCGTGGTTGTGCGCCGCCAGCGCGTAGCTGTTGGTGTCCAGCGACCAGGAGTTGAGCGCGGTCTTTTTCAGGTAGCCAGCTGAGCCGGCCAGCGCCGCGATCGCCGTCAGGTCGGCATCCAGGGCCTGCTTGTTGTCCAGCTGGGTCTGCAGGGCGCTGGTGACGCCGTCGAGGTACCCCAGCTCGGTGGAGGACACCGCTGCGTGCGACGTGAACTTGCCGGTGCCGTCGACGATCGCTGCCATGCCCGACGTGAGCGGCAGGGTGAAGTGGCCGTCGACGTAGTTCTTGTTGGCCGCGTGGTTGGTCGCCGTCGGGTCGGCGAACAGCGTCAGCATGCCGGTCATGGTGCCGCCGCCGAGCGGTACCTTGCCGTCCAACTGCGTCTGCAACGGCCCAGTGACGTTGTCGAGGTAGCCAAGCTCGGTAGCTGACACGGCGCTGACGGCGACCTTGCCAGAACCATCAGACATCAGCGCTCGAGACGCAGTCAGGTTCGCGGTGGCGATCGACGTCGCGCCGCCGGTAAGCGTCGCCTGCTTGGCGTCGAGGGCGGTCTGCAGGCCGGTGACGGCGCCGATCGGGTGCTGGTCGGCGACGTCGCGGTTAAGCAGTGCGGTGTGGTCAGAGGTACCACCTTCCCCGCCGCCTGAGACGACCTCGGCCCAGGAGCCGTTGTAGCGGCCGTAGATCTTGCTGTCGCTGGGCGCGTCGTCGACCGCCGCCAGGGTGCCGGCGTCGGAGACGTCGGCGAGTTCGTGGCCGTGGCTGAGCGCAGCGAAGCGCCCATCGGCAGTGATGCGGTTGAGCGCGTGGCCGTCCGCCGTGGCATCCGTGACGGTGAGTGCACCGGTCATGGTGTCACCCGCTTTGTCGACTTTCAGCCCCGCAGAGGTGCTGACAGCGGTGTCGACGTAGTCCTCGGTGGCCAGACCGACGATGGCTGCCGCAGCCGCATCCGCCGCAGCGGTGTCGACGTAGTCGTACTGGGCATAGCCCGCCGGCGAGGCGACGAGGTACGCCGTGGTATCGCCCAGGCCGACGTAGACCGGGTGGGCCTCCTCAAGGTCGGTCGGCTGAGTGCTCGTGACCTTGCCGGCGCTGGCCGTGCTGCAGTAGTACAGGGTGCCGGCTACCAGCACCGCGCCGTTGTTCACGGCCACGTCCACGGTCACCTGCCCGGAGGTGGCGATGGTGAACGTGTCGACGCTGGTGACCTCCACCAGGATTGCGTGGTGGTGGTTGGCAGCCGTGGCCTGGTTCAACACCCAGGCGGAACCGTTGAAGCGCAGCGGGGCACCCTGGTTGGCCGAGGTGAAGCCGTGGGCGCTCTGGGTGATCTTGGTGAGCCCGGTGGCGGCGCTGGACACCTCTTCCCACTGGGCCGGGTTGAATGCGCCGGCCACGATCGAGGTCAGTGCCCGGTAGATGCTGCCCGAGTACACGACCAGCTGGTCGGCTTCGTACGCCGCCGACGCCGAGAAGATGGTGATCGCCAGCAAGTCCAGCGGATCGGTGCCGGCGTCGATGAAGCCGAACTGGTTGTCGGTGAGGTTGACGTACAGCTCGCCCTGCAGCCGCGTGCCGCCTGCCGGCCGCTCGCCCGGGACCACGGACGACCAGAACGTAACGTAGTTGTCGGCGTAGTCGATGCTGGCGTTGCTGATGGCGTTGGAATTGACGTCGAGGTCGCCGAGCATGCCTACGGTGCCGTCGCGGCGCAGGTACTGGTCGGTGTCGATGACCGTGGGGACGATCGCCCAGTTAGCGCCGTCGTACACCAGCTGGTCACCCAGCGCGATAGGATCGCCACCAACGCCGGTCCAATCAGCGTCGAGGTTGCCGTCCTCGCCGTTGTGGTAGTAGAAGTCCCCAGCGATGTGGGTAATGGCCGGCGGGCCGTTGTTCACGGCATCCAGCGCGCCCTTGTACTCCACCCCACCGAGGTTGGGGATGAACGAGACGTCGAGCTTGCCGGAGCTGTCGAGCAGCGGGAACTTGCCCTCGGCGCTGGCGCCCGGGCTGGTAGACACGGCCTTCTCAGTGAACAGCCGGCCCCACAGATGGTCGATGGTCGACGGCGTCAGGCCGACCGTGCTGGACGACTTGGCCGTGATCTCGGCTGTCGAGGCAGCTTTCAGGTACGACGGGTGTGGGTTGCTCGCCGCCGCGTGGGTAGCGATCGAGCTCGTGACGTAGGTGTTGGTCGAATATTGGCTGTGCGGGTTGGACAGCGCAATATGCGAATCGAACGCCGCCGCTAGCTCGGTCGACGTGGTGTACTGGCTGTGCGGGTCCACAGCGGCGACGTGCGCCGCGATCGCCGCGGTGACGTCGGAGTCCTTGGCGTAGACCGTGTGCGGGTCGCTGGCAGCCACGTGCGCGGCCACAGCAGCGGTGACGTCGGCATCGGAAGCGTACTGCGGGTGCGCGTCGGCGTCGTTGATGTGCGCGTCCAGGGTTTCGTCCTGAACCAGGTTCTCGAAGTCCGCCGCTACGGCCCGCCGCTCCACGATCGTGGTGCTGGCGTCGAACTCCTGGGCGATGGTGCCGTCCTGGCCACGCAAGACGGTGAAAGCCGTCACCGTCATGCCAGTAACGAAGCAGACCTCACGGGTGCCGAACAGGGAGTTCTCGAGCGTGACGTAGAACCCGTCGCCGGCGCCGAAGTTGACGCCCTGTGGGAACAACGCCGTGCTGGCGACGTGAAGCGTCGTATCCCCAGTGGCGATCGACTGCGTGAGGGTCGTAGAGGCGTTGTTCGAGTAGTGCAGCATGGTCAGAGCTCACACGGCAGGGAAACTTCGACTTCGATGCAGTCGTTCTGGATGCGCAGCACTTCCTCGGTCGACACCGACTGCGTGGTGTAGGTGACCATCACCGAGTAGGTCTCCCCCACTTGTCCGCCGGACACCGACACACCGATCATCGTCTCGGTGAGGATGCTCGCCTGCGCCAGCAGTGGCGTCAGAGTCGACGGCGACACCGCTACCTCCACCGTCGCCAGCGTCTCGATCGACAACAGCCATTCCGAGAGGTCGATGGTGTACAGCGCCCTGTCGCCAGAGCCGATGACCTTACGTGCTAGGAGCATGCGTCCTCCTGACCACACCTACCGAATTGCGGCTGGCGGATATAGTTGATGGTTTCGCTCGGGCGCTCGATGCGGAAGTAGCCCGCGTCGCGTACCAGAATCAGATCGTCCTCGGCGCGGCGGCAGAACCGCTCGGCCTGGGTGGCGCCGACGAATGGCCGACCGACCAGCGCCTCGGCGGCGTTGATCGCGGCCTGGTTGAGGTCGAGGGTGTTCAGGCCCACGGCGGGAAGCTCCAGCTGGAGTCGATGCGCGAGTGGCCGCGCCGGGCCATGTCACGCGCTTCGGACATGCCGTTGCGGAACCGCCGCTGGCAGACCGCGGCGCCAGCCGGATCCGACCAGGGCTTGCTCGTCATCGCCTTCAGCCGCCCCATGGCGCCGTTCTTGATGGTGTCGAAGTACAGCAGCACGGCTTCGTCAGGTACTTCGCCGGCGCACATCTTCGGCCGCAGGGCGACGGTGACGCGCAGTCCCTTGGTGATGTCCTCAAGAGGCGGGGCGTTGAGGTGCAGCGTGGCTGCCGGACGCACCCACGCTCCGGTCGACATCGTGCTCAGCTGCTCGGGCTGGCCGAGCGGCACCAGCTCGTCGTTGATCCGCACCTGGTTGACGTACAGTACCTCGACGTCGCGCCCCACCACTGGATTCAGATTGTAGACCGTGCGGTTGGCGCGGATGTCGTACAGCAGATCCTCGATCCAGGCACCGGTGCGGGTGTAGAACTCGTTGACGGTCTCGCACACCACCTGATCGACGAAGTCCCAGGTGGCGCCCGGGAGCTCGGCCATGAGCACGTTCTGCCAAACGGTAGTCGCCTGCGTCATAGTGCCACCAGTGCCATCTTGAATCGGTTGAGCGCTTCCTGCGACCGCTGGTCGAACTGCGGGCCGTCCTTCTCGCTCTCGATCAGCGAGACGATGTAGTAGACGAACTCGAGTTGGAAGCGGCCATCGAGTGGAAACTCCTGAGACGGCGCCCCGGAGTAGTAGCTAGGCAGGAAGCTCGCTGCCACGAACAGATCGGGGCGCAGGCGCAGGGCCTGGTTCAACCCCATGTCGTAGGCCCGCTGCAGCCGCTCCGCGGAGTAGCGGTACGGCGTAGTCTCGTCTTGCAGGATCTCGCGGGCAGTCTGGATGACGGCGGAAGCCAGCATCAGTCCAACCCTCCGAGCAGATCTTCAGTGGCGGCACTGCGGCGCTTGCGGCGGGGCTTGGTTCCAACGTTGGAACTCGCCGGCGCGGCGTCCAGGCAGTTGCCGAAGCGATCGTAGCGCAGACCATAGGCATCGGTGCGGTACAGCAGCCGGTGCAGCTCTACCTCCACCTGCTCGTACGCATCTTCCCTACGCATCGCGGGAGTAGCTGGGGTGATCTCCCCAGTACGCTTGTGTCTCAACATCAAAGCCATGGGGCTCTCCTTGGAAAGAGGGGGGCCGGAGCCCCCCTCCACCAGACTTGCTACCAGCAACTACCCATCACGCATCACGGCGGAGTGATGACCGCAGTCGCCAGCGCAGTCCCATCGACGACCTTGCGGCCGTAGACCTTCAGACCGCGCATCAACGTACCGAAGGTCGACTCTGCACGCAGAGTCTCGACCTTGGTCAGCTGCGACGCGAACGTCAGGCCGTGCTTGTGACCCGCGCAAGCCATGAACTCGCCAGCCTGCAGACCGGCAGCAGTGCCGTTCGGGAGCAGGTTGGAGATGAACAGCTCGAAGCGGTCGATCATGCCGATACGACCGTTGCGCAGGACCGACTGACCGTCGCCGGTCAGCGAGGCGTCACGCAGCTCGGACCGCTTGATCTGAGCAGCCACCCACGCCGGGATGACCAGCCAGCGGCCGGTCTGTGGGATGTTCTGCTCGTCCAGCGTCTGGCCGAGGCGGGTGATGAGGTCGATGACCTCGATCTCGCCAGTGCCAGGAGCACGCGGCACGATAGTCAGCGGACCAGTGTTGGTCACGCCAAGGTCGACCGAGCCGGAGATCGCGCCCGCGGTAGCGCCCTTGTTGGCCGCAGCGGTGCCGGCCAGCAGGATGCCGAGGACATCGGAGTCAACAGCGATCTTCAGCTGCTCGGCCGCATCCTCCGCCCACAGGTTGAGCTGGTCGATGTCCGACTGGACTTTCCAGACGTCGTCCAGGACGACGTTCCAGTACAGACCCTGGTCGATGACCAGCTCGACGGTCGCACTCGCCGGACGCTCGACGGTGAGCGCCTGATCGGCGTCGTAGCCGCGGATCGTCACCGACGGCACGGTGCGGATCAGCACCTTGTCGCCCTTGTTGGAAATCTCGCCTTCCCAGTTGGTGTTGGCGATCTGACCAAGGACGGTCGTCTCGTAGAACTTCTCCAGCATCTTCGCCGACCACAGGGTCGGGATGAAGGTACCGGAGTACACGGGGGAAGCAGCGCTGCCCGACCACGGCGAACCGGAGACGGGGAATACTGCAGCAGGGGTAACGCCAGCCATAATGGCCTCCTACAGAATAAGTGAAGTCAATTACGAACCCTGCCCTCATTTACTGCAGCGATGATCTCGCGCTCGATCTGCTCCTTCTTGGCGACGTTGTCCCGGTACTTGCCCTGGAGGACGTCGCTGTAGAAGCTGGCGATGTCGCGCTGCGACCAGATTCGCTCATTGGATTTGCTGGGCGTTGTCGTGCTCGACCGGGTCTTGCCCGGCGACACCATCGTCCGAAGGTCGGCTCGCCCCGCCGCTGGCGTAGGCGTCCTCTGCTCGGGCTCCGATGCTGCTCCAGTATCCCGCAGGAAGCCTTTGAAGAAGGCAATGACGCGGGCAACGTCGTTGCGTTCAAAAGCCTGCGTCAGCAAGTCCTGACGACGCACCCCGACGTACGGGTCGGCCTCGTCAAGCCAGCCGATGAACTCGCCCGAACGGTTGATGTCCTCCCACTGAGGCACCGCCTGGCCGAGCTTGTCGAACAGCTGCTGCCGTGCAGACAGCTGCGTCTGCTGAGCCACCCCACCCATCATGTTCTCGAACTGGGCGAGCTTGGCTTCCAGCTTGGAGACGTAGGGATCGAGCGCGTCGAGACTCGCTCGCTGCACCACGTCGATGAGATCCTCCCCGTAGTCCGTGACGTCAGCCTCAGTGACCCGGCGCTTGGCTGCGGCCGGCGTAGGCTGACTGGGCTGCGGAGGGGTAGAAACCTGGTTAGCGTGCATCTGCGCGAGCAGACGCCGCATGGCCTCCATATCGGCTTCCATCTGCGACAACTGCCGCCGCAGAACGGGCACCTCTTTGTTGTACATGCCCTGGAGGGTCTTGTACTTCTGCTCCCAGCCGCTGTCGTCCGGCGCCGGCTCCGCCGCAGCCTGCTCGGGCTCCGGGTGCTCGTCCGCCGCGGGCGCGGCCTGGAACTGCGTGTCGGCCGCTGCGGGCTGCAGCTCGGCCACTGGGTCAGCGTTCAGATCCTGGATGGGCTCCGGCTTGACCTTGTACATCTCCTGCAGCTGCTGCTCTGCCTGATCGGCTGCCTGCTTTACCTGACGGGGAACTGCCACTTCACTTCTCCTTGATGACGTCGACTATCGACTTGGTAGCCCGACACATACCCTGTGCCACCTGCAGTCGCTCGTCGTCGGCACTGATCAGCCGCTCCGTCAGCGAGGCGAGGTAGTCCTCGAGCGCGGTCAGGAAAACGCCGAAGTCCCGACTCGGCCGCAGCCGGTCGAGCGCATCGGCTAGTTGGGGCGTCCGCTTCACGCCGAACCACCGGGCGCGGCCTGGGCCATGACGGCCTGAGGCGTGCGCGTCCGCATGGCATTGTCCAATCCCTCGGCAGGACGACCTTCCTGCGGAGGCTGCTCAGGCCCGGTCGGCGCGTTGGCTGCCGACTGCATGGCCTGCTGCATCATTGCCTGCTGCATCAGCTCGCGCTTCTCCAGCTCGGTGGTGCTGGGCACGATCTCCTCGCCCTCCAGCCCGAGGCCGGTGGCGATCGAGCGCAGCAGCGCGGCCCGGCCGGTGGAGCCGATGATCTGCATGTCGACCGGGTTCGAGGTCAGCGACAGGAACTCGATCTGCCGCATGCGGTCGGTCTCGCGCTTCATCGCGACCGAGACGCCGAACACCTGGATGTCCTCGTCGCCACGCAGCATGCCCGACTCGTCGGTCAGCATGAGGATGTCGTACAGCTGCTGCAGCACCGGCCGCATGATGTCGGCATCGATCTGCGAGGCGATGTTCTGCAGCACCTTGGTGGCGTTGTTCATCAGCATCGACAGCCCGGAGGCCGTGGACGCGGCGCCGCCGACGTTGTTCGAGCCGGTGATGTAGCGCGGGATGGCCGAGATCTCGTCGGCCTGGATCGTCAGCGCGCCGTACACCTGCATCAGCTCCTGGCTGTTCGAGCCGGGCTGGAAGAACTGGATCGGCGGCGTGCTCGACCCCAGCGGATCCTGGTTGAAGCGCCAGCGCTTCCAGGGGTACAGCGAGTCGGCGTCGGTGGTCGGGCTGAGCAGATCCTCGTTGATCGCCACCTGCGGCCCCGAGGCGATGCTCATGTTGTTGACCAGCGAGCGCAGCGCGGCGTTGGCCACCGCCTGGATGTCGTCGATGATCTCTGGCAGGCCGTGGCCGACCAGGCTGCCGGGCACCTTCTCGTAGTTCGAGATGTAGTACGGCGGGCGCTTGCGCGGGCTGGGAGTCAGCTGCGCCTTGATCACGTGGTTGCCGACTTGCCAGGCGACGATGTGGTAGTCGATGTCCGGGTCGGTGACGAGGCTGGCATCGAAGCCGTGGTCGAGCAGCACCTGGCCCGGGACGTTGCCGTGGAACTCCAGGCTGTCGATCAGCTCCGAGTCGTTGCTGGACTGCGAGTCCTCCATGGCCTTGAGGTCGGCATAGCTGCCGTCCTCGGGCGTCGTCCAGTCGGTCAGGCCGCTGCGGTACTCGCGCAGGCAGGAACGGATCGCCTCTTCGTCGTAGCCGGGCACGCCGATCAGGCTGGCGAGGTCGCCGCGGGTCAGTCGCAGCTTCTCCAGCACCGTGGCGTTCTCGATCGCCCCCGCGCCGGGGGTGAACCAGATGTCCATCGGGTCGACCCGGCGCCAGAACAGCTTCGGCACCGACTGCACCTGCATCTGCCGGTCGGGCGTCCACTTCACCTCGTCCGACAGCTGCACGATCGGCCCCTTCATGACGGCGTAGGGGTAGATCGGGAGGTCGATCAGGAACTCGCGCAGCGCCTCGTAGAAGCCACCTTCGACCAGGATGTCCTGCATCGCGGTGGCGGCGCGCTCGGCGTTGCTCTTGGCGAACTTCATCTCCGCCGTCATGGCCTGGTCGATCAGGTCGCTGCGGCGCTGGGCGACGTTCTCCGGTGGCGGCGGGGGCATGCCCAGCTGCCACATGTCCATCATCTCCTTGGACATCTTCTGGTCGAGCGCCGCCAACAGGTCGGTGCCGATCTGCGGGTCCGGCGTGGGCGCGATGCCCCACGGCCGCTCCTGTCCCAGGAAGATGTCGCGCAGCATCGCGGTGGCGCCGCGACACTTCACGGTGGTGATGCGGGCGTAGACGTCCGAGCCGCCGAACTGCTTGATCTCGGCCAGCTTGTCGGGGGCGTACTCGCCGACGTAGGCGCGCAGCGCCTGGGTCAGCCGCGAGGCGACGTTCTCGGAGTTGCGGAACTGGTCGTACTGGTTCCAGATCTTGCGGATGTACGCGGCGAGATTGTCGATCTCGACGGCATTGACGGCCGCTTGCCGACGGTTCTCGGACTCGACGGCGTCGCGTTTCTGCAGTTCTCCCTCACTTACCACTGACAGAAGCGCCACTACCACCTCCCTGAGACCCTAGCAAGGGTTTTGCGCGAGTGTGGCAGGATTTTCTGGACTGTCAATAGTTTGGCGCTGATTCTGCGCAGCTACGTCCACGCCGCCGAGGAAAATTTCGGCGCCTGCGGCTTGGCCGTCTGGCGCTGCACCGCTCTGGCGATGGCGTTGCTGTTGACGTTCATGACGCCGTAGCCGAGCGCGTCGACGAGGTCCGACCAGGGGTGTTTCTTCTCGGGTTTCTCTTCGAGGTCGCCGTCGCGCCGGCGCGAGTAGCGGTATTCGTACGACAGCGCCGTGATCAGCGACGCATTGGCCGAGCGGTCGATCAGCAACCCGGGCGAGTCGTCCAGCATCAGCAGCATGGGCTTCTCCAGCGCCCGCAGCCGCGGCTCGATGTCGTTGGTCGACGCCAGCAGGGCCGTGAAACCCTCCTCCCGAACGGCATCGATCACCGACTGCTCGCCGATCTGACTGCGCTGCCGGGCGGCGGGGTCCATGGAGACGAAGAACCGCCCCATCGGGTAGCGCTCGGCGACGTGCGGCTTCACCTTGGTCAGCAGGAACTTCTTGATGCCCATGTTCTCGGCGTGCACGGAGCTCAGCACCAGCACCCGGCCGCGCACGTCGAGCTGCACGAACACCGCCGCCGGGTTGCGGCCGGTGTCGATGCCGACCACGATCGCCCGAGTGGGGTCGTAGTTGAGCTGGTCGACGATGTGTCGCGACGGCGAGAAGGTATTCCGGAACACCGCCTGGCCGCTGACGTCCTCGCCCCACTTGGAGTGGATGTGGACGTCGATCCAGGTCGGATCGTGGCCTTCGAGCAGGTTCTCGTAGTAGTTGTCCGGCAGATACTGCCGCCAATCGCAGCCCGGGTCGAACGCACCGGGCTGGTGGACGTAGGTCATGTTGCTCGGCGGGCTCTTGACCAGGAAGTTGTACCACTCGCTGGACTCGGACGGCGGGTTCGAGTCGCCCCACACCCCCGCGTACGTGCAGCCGCCGTGTGCCTTGGACGGGAAGCGCCCGACACGCCCGGCTGCCGCGGCGACCAGGTCGATCGGGATCTCGCGGAACTCGTTGAAGTACACCAGGGTGAGCTGCATCGACAGCAGCCGGCGCTGATCCTCGGTCTCGGACAGCGGCAGCATGTACCAGTCGCTCACGACGTCGCCGAAGCGGAACTCCAGCTTGTTCTCGGCGACCTTGAGGGTGTACAGCCCCGGGAACCACTGCTGGATGTCGGTCAGCACCGTGGTTTTCAGCTGCGGCAGGGTGTTTCTGGCGAGCACGAACCGGGTGTGGCGCTTGCCGTCGAGCGGATTCGGCGCCTGATTGCAGGCGACCGACATCAACTTCATGATGACGTTAGTCGTTTTCGTGCTGCCAAGGGGCCCGATGATCCACTGGTAGAAGCGATCGGAGTGCCAGAACTCGGCCAGCGACGCCGGCGGGTTAAAGACGATGTCCGGCATCAGGCAGCTTCGCTGGTTGAGTCGGTGCCCGCGGTTCCAACGTTGGAACCGGCGGAACCGGTGAGCAGGGCTGCCGGCGTCTCGGCATCGATGGTGATGGTCTTGGCCTCCTGCCCGCCGCCGACCGCCGGCAGGTTGATCGTCAGGTGGAACCGCTCACCGGTGGCGACGGCGTTGGGCTTGGGCGCCAGGTCGGACAGCGTCACCAGCTGCTTGAACGCCTCCAGCCGCGACTGCGGGTGGGCCTTGACGTCCTGATAGAGGGCGTACAGCTCGATCAGCCCGTCCTCGACTGCCACTGCCGACTTCAACCGCACTCGCTCGGTGGCGTTGAGCGGCGAATTCCACAGCTTGCGGTACTCGTTGACCATGGAACGGAACTGCGGGTCGCCCAGCAGCGCCTTGGCCTCGACTTTGGTGACGCCGTGGTTGCGCAGCACGTCGGTGGGCGGGTACAGCCCGGTGGCGAGCTCGAGCGCGAGCTGCGCCAGCGGCGTTTCAGCGATCAGTGCCCTGGACACGCGGTGTCGTCCTCGTGGTAGAACTCGACGATGATACCTGCTTCCTGCAGCATCCGCGCCGCCACCTCGAACTCGGACGCCCAGCGCCCCTCCATGTCCGGCATGGGGGCGTAGATGCGCCTGATCCCCGCGCCGATGATCATCTTCGTGCACTCGTTGCAGGGGTGCAGCGCGGTGACGACGAGGCTGCAGCCGTCGGTGGGCGTGCCGGCCCGCGCCGCGTTGGCGATGGCGTTGGCTTCGGCATGGGCAATGAACTTGTACTTGGTCGGCCGGTCGTCGTAGCGTTCCGGCAGATCCCGCACGCCGCGGGGGAAGCCATTCCAGCCACTGGCGCGGATCTCGTTGCCCGGGCCGACGATGACCGCGCCGACCCGGGTACTGGGATCCTTCGACAGCAGCGCCAGCTCCCGGGCCACCCCGACGAACGCCAGCGGGGTCATGGCTTGGCCGGCACCGGGATCTGCCCGCGCCTGGTGATCTTCTTCAGGTAGCGGTAGGTCGCCCGGGTGCACTTGCCCAGCGTGATCGGCCGCAGCAGGGCGCCGTAGGCGTTGCGCTTCTCGTCGTAGACCCGGTAGGGCCGACCGGTGGTCATCAACCGCGCCGCGGCGCGGATGCGCTTGCAGGTCTTGGCGTTCACGGATTGGTCATTCTCCAGGCTGAATCCGCCGCCTCGGGCGGCTATTCACAGATTTCCCAGTCCTCCGCCAGCAGATCGCCGCTGGAGGGGTTCCACGGCCCGATCGAGCCGTCCTCGAAGCAACGGTCGAGGTGCGGGCGGTACTGCAGTTCGACACCTTCCTCGTAGAACTGGTTGAGCGGCGCCCGGTTGACCTTGAACCTGGAGCCCTGCACCAGGAACAGGGCGGTGCCTTCCTGCCAGCCGTGGCGCTTGACCTTCATGCCCATCTTGATAACGTCGAGGGCGACGGAGAAGGTCAGGTCGCGGGTGCGGACGTTGGTGCGGATGTCGGTCATGGCATCAGCCCCGACGGCGTGGTCGCCTGGTGTGGCCCGAATACGACGAGCAGCAGGATCACCACTGCGAAGGCGCCGAGCACGAGGTACTTGCGCTTCTTCTTGTCGGCCCAGAGGCCGGCAGCCTTGGCGAGCAGGACGTCAGTCTTGCTGACCTCGGCCTTGGGGTCGGGCGTGGGGTTGGTGGACGGCGTCGACTCGGGCGTGGGGGTGTCATCAGTCATCTGTCGGATCTCCGGCATGGGTGGTGGCAAGGAACTCGTTGATGGCCGTGCGCAGCAGCTCGCTGACGGTAGTGCCGCGGCGTCTGGCCTGGGCCCGCAGCCGGCGCAGCTTGCCCGGCTGGATCATGAAGCTGGTGCGCACCAGGTTGGAAGGTGTGCGGGGCATGGGTTACCTCAATGGCGGCGTGGCTCAAAACACAGCGGCGACGTGGCGTGGTGTACTGGGTGGCGCAAAACACAGTGGCGCGGTGTACTGGGTGGCGCAAAACACAGTG